TACCGAAACAAATGGATAAAGAAGAACCCAGAGAGAGAGGCTCTCCACAAAGCGCGGTGGTTTCAGAAGAACAAGGTCAAGATCGCCCTGCGACGACGAGCGAACAGGAACAAGGCAGTTCCTCCTGCCGCTCTATGTGAAATCTGCCACATCGAGTGCAAAACATATTACGATCACTGTCACATAACTGGAAACTTCCGAGGATGGCTTTGCAACAGATGCAATAGCGCCCTCGGGTTCACACGAGACACCCCTGCTATCCTGCGTGCCTTGGCTGACTACATTGAACGAGGCGGCAACCACATTGGCGAACCCCAGATCAGACGCCCTTTTCAGGCGCGGCTGAAAGAAAGTGCCACCGAATCCCTTTAGCCGACGTGCTCGGTGGCCACGCACGGGTTACACGTCGGGAGGAAACCGACGCCGGCTCGGGATGGAGGATGCGATGGACGACGATTGGAACCGCCGTTTCTTGGGTCCGGACGACATGCCGGAGGCGGTGCGTCGGCTGATGCTGGCTGGCTGGCCCGAAGATGGCGCCAAGGAGGGCGCACGGATGGTGTGCTGCGGCCTGAAGGGCAGCGACAACCTGCATGTGATGTTAGCAGCAGAGAACGTGTTGCAACCGCGAAGGCTAGGATAGCCGGCAGTCCGCTCCGCAGGCCGTTCGCCGGTAGCATGGCACCTGCGGAGTGGCCGCCGTCCGGCCTCACCCTCGCGGGATCTCAGCCATCAGTGCTAGAACGGTGCCCATGATCTGGTTTGGCGGCTATCTGTTCTGGCTGGCAGGCGCCATCAGGTGAGCGAATCTGAACTAGAGGCGTTCCTGAGGGCGTTCCGTGACGATTGGATCAAGGCTGGACAGCCTGGGCCATCACTCACGATAGCAATGGTGAAGGAGATCGAGCGCCTGCGTGATGCGCTCGCCGCCGCCCACGCCCTCCTAGCGTCTAGGTGATGCACCAGCCCCACGCCGGGTGCCACGACGAGCGGTTGTGCTGGCGGAACTGGTCATCGATCCAGCTAAACGCCGGGACCGCCTCGGTCACACCGTTGCGCACCGCCACCGCGAGCGCCGCACGGGCATACTGCGCATAGCCGACGCTGCCGGTGGAGCTGTTGTAAAGCTCGTTCATGCCCGTGGGATCGTCGGCCTCGAACGGTATCTCGTCCGGGTGCATCGCGGTCATCCGCATGGCACACTCGGTCCACGACAAATACGTCGGCCCGGTCAGCACGCGCCCGGCGGGGTGTTCCACGCCTGCGGTGCGCTCGACCTGCCACGCCTCTGCGTCGGAATTGTCCACCACCGTAAACGTCTCATTGTCGATGCGGGCACTGAACGGAGCCACTGGCCACGGCCCGCCGCCGTAGCTATCCACCATGATTGTGGTGTCTGTCGCCGACATCGGCGCTATCAGCGAGCACGTATAGACTAGGCCGCATTGATAGGGCACTGGCGTGGCGCGCGGCCATTCGACGCCTTCGATCCGTTTAACCTCGGAATGCACTTTCCAGCGTGTCGGCTCGCGCCATTCATCGAATCCGAATTGCACGCACAGTCCGTAAATCAAGCTCTCCATCGCGCACTGCCAGAGCGATGCGTAGGTGCCGGCGGGATGGCAGGCGTTGCCCTGTGATCCGCCGAACGAGCGGCAGCGGAACACCGACAGGATCGGGTCATCCTCGTTCGCCATATCCTCCAGCATGGACTGGCGCACCGCCTCCATGTGGTCGTGGAAGACGCCCCTGGGCAAGATCCATTGCGGTGGCTCGACCGGCGATGCAGACGCGGCATACAGCTTGTTGCGCAGCGCCCATGCGCCGTAGCGGCCCGCCTTGGTGTAGCGGTAGGCGGATGGCTCACCCATGATCTCCAGGTTGGCCTGGAACTGCAGCGCTTCGAGGTAGTACGGGTCACCCGTCATCAGCCACGGCAGGTATGAGAGCGACGGCGAGTGGCCGCTGTCATAGGAGACGATGCCGGGAACCAGCGGGACGATCGGATCACCGCCGCCGGGGTAATTGCTGAGCTTGTCGTATGCCACGAGATCGAGCGGTGAGCCGGTGACGGGATCGCGGAGGTGCATCGACATCGTGCCAGACGCCTCGCCCTGGGCGATGACGGTGCTGGCGTTGTTGCCCTTGATCAGCCATTGCGCCTGCCAGCCGGTCATGGGGCCAATGTCGGGCCTGTCGCCGGTCCAGCCCATCTGATCCACGAGGCCCGCGAAGCCCATCACGGTGTATTCCTGCGGCGCCAGGTCGGTCAGGTAGTCGGCCAACGGGTCGCCGTCGTAATGCGGCACGAGGCCGCTGGCGATCAGCTCAGCCGGCGTGACGCGCACCGGACGCGGGGCGGACTGCCAGCGCCAGCGCGCATACCAAGGGTGCGACGGCACCTCGATCGTGGCCAGAAGTTCGTTGGTGTCCCAGATTTCCGCTGTGTATGCGCCCATGTTCGCCGGCACCAACGTGTCCACCAGAGGCACGCCAAGTTCGACAATCACCTCATCATGGCCGCCGTCCGCATCTGTCCGGAACCATACCGTGAGACCAGGCAGAACGTCGTCCTGTCGCGGGGCACGCCAGCAGTGCTGCAGGAACGCGCCAGCGGGGTCGTCATAGTCGCCCATGTCCTCAGCGTCGGACTGCACGTAGGCTGTCTCGCCGAGGCTGGTGATGATGACGACGGCCATCCCATCGGTTGGGGCCGGCTCAGGCGGCTCGGGTGTCGGCAGGGTGTTATCGATAACCGGTGGGGCTACGCCTCCCCAGGTGCCGTCAGGCGGCTCTGGCGTTGGGATGGTGGCCGCGTCCTCCAGTGCCGTCACACGAACGTCCAGCGCGGTTATGGCGTCTTCGTGGGCATCGGTGTGGTTCTCCAGCGCCGTGACGCGGGCGTGCAGGTCGCTGATAGCCTGCTCATGCTCAAGCAGCATCGCATCCGTCTGATTGGCGCGCTGCTCAAGATCCTCGACCCGCTGTTCGAGCTGCGGATCGGATGGCGGCGGTTTGGCCCTGTCGCTCACTACGCGCCCTGACGGCGGCGCACGGCGGCGATGCCGAGCAGGCCGAGGCCGAGAATACCGAGCGTGGCCGGCTCTGGGATGGCCGCACTGGCGTTGCCACTGACGCTGCCGGTGAAGCTGCCGAACGTAGCGCCGGTGTCATTGCAGCCGACGGTGAAGAACGGCGCACAGTCCGCGCTGTTGGCCGCCTGCGTGCCCACGGTGCTGACCGGTGGCGTGACATTGGTGAACGTCATGCTGAAGTTGCGCGGCGGCGCCAGGTTGTCGATGACATCGCTGGTGAACACACCGTCCGACGTGAGCACGAGGCCGGAGCCGCCGCGCAGCCCGAACGTGCCATCGAAGAACGCGCCGGACAGGTAGTTCGTGCCGCTGTTATCGGCTGCGGCATTGATCGAGAACGCACCACGGAAATGCTGGATGATGGCGAGGCCAGGCGGTGCGGTGGCGCCCGAGGTGCTGTCGGCCGCAAGATCCAGGTATGCCGTGGTCGGCACGGCGGTGCCGGCATCGTCGATCTGAGTGATGGTCACCGCGATGTCGGTGCCGCTGAAATGCGTGCCCGTAGCATTGGCGGTGCCGGTCACGGTGTTGCTGCCGCTGGTCTGGCCGTAGGTGATGATGGTGGCGGCGTGCGCGAACGCGGGGAGGGCGACGAGCGTGGTCGCGAGCAGCAAAGCGCGCATGGCGGGATGTCCTCTGGTGGTGGGGAATTGTCAGCGCCAGCCTGCATAGCTGGCAGCGAATGCGGCGTTGTGCCTGTGCCGCAGAGATAACCGCGCGGCGTGCTGGATTTTACCCGTTCCGATACCCTGGATTAACCGGCGGTAGGCTCTCGGAACGGGCGATGCAACCGCGCAAATAATCCGCTCATCCGTTAAATAACGCTTGCACGATGCGTCGCGTAACGCTACAAGGGGTCATCGAAACCGAGGACACACCGATGGCCACCTTCCGCTACTTCACCGGCACCGAGCAGCTCACCAACGTCTGGCACGATGGCACCTACAATACCGCGAAACACTTCACCGGCATGAACGCCGCCGGCTTTCGGGTGACGGTAGAGCGCAAGATCGAGCGGAAGCGGAACCCTTCACAGCACAAGTGCGACGCTCGCTGCATGAACGCCACCGGCTTCCTCTGCGAGTGCTCCTGCGGCGGCAAGAACCACGGCGCTGGCTCATTCACCTGCATGGCGGTGGCGGCATAAGCCGCCGCTTAACCCCACACACAAGGAACACACCGATGAACGACTACCTGTCCAACCTGATGACATTCGGCGCCGAGTATGCGTACCGGCAACTAGCACTCGACCTTCGTCTGAACTGGCGCGGCATAAGCGCCACAGGCAGAGACAAGGCACTCGCCGCGCTCATTGGCTTCGCGTCGCGCTGATGCCAGCCCGCCTTCTCGGCACCCGGCCGATGACCACCCTGGAGCGCCAGAACCGCTGGCGTGAGCGGCAGGCCGAGCGCGCTGCACTGGCGGCCGAGGCGGTGCGGTTCGTGCTGGCCCTGCGCCCCGACGCCCCGCCGCCACGGAAGCTGGTGGCGCTGCAACGCAAGCTACAGAAGGAGGACCACCGATGACCAAGGCACAGGCTATGATGCAGCGCATTTGGTCGCACCAGCGGGACGATCCGCGTGGCGCTCTGCGCGTCTACATTACTGGCGGCGACCCATCGCATGAGGCCGTGTTGCGGAAACTCATGCGACAGGCGCTCGTGACCGACTGCTGGATCGATCTGCTCCGCGACACGGTGCCAGGGGTCAGGTTGACCGAATCTGGAATAGCGGCGGTGCAATCGAGTGCGGCATAAATTCAGATACACCGCACACAGGGAGACGAAGCGGGTGAACCCATTCCGCAAGATGCGGTGCCGCGAATGTCGCGGGACTGGTTACGCTGAACCGGCGCCGTGCTTCACGTTCGGCAATGACTGTCCGGTTTGTCACGGGAGCGGATGGCTGCTGCCCTCGATCACATGCCCCCGGTGCAACGCGGTCAGCTACAACATGAACGACGTTGAGTATGGCTACTGCGCTCGATGCCACGACTGGACCACGCCCCGCGAACCGCACACACAGGGAGACGCGCCGTGAGGTGGAGCAACTGGTTTGGCCTGCGATGCTGGCTGCGTTGCTGCCCATTTCGCGCCGATAACCGAGGCTCGGCTTGTGCCATAGGGTGCGGCAGACGGTGCGATCTGCGGTAAATTCCACTACGCGCGACAACGCACTGGTCGGGCATTTGGTGCTTCAGGACTCGCCCGTCGTTTCCTGTTTGCAGGAGCGCTACTCCGCCGCGCCTAAAGCGACCCGTGCATTTCACCTCTGCACGTCCGAGGGGGCCGATATCCGAAACGGTTAGGGCCGGTTCAGACGGCAGTCGTCTAGCGGGCGCATTCTAGGCCGAGTTGCCGGTAAATTCCACTACGCGCGATAACCGCTCACGGCTGCACTCGGGATGGTTTCCACATCAAACAGCCCTTTCTGCATCCTAACCCGACGCACAACCGCCTCAACGGCCCGCGCGTCCATGCCTGGGTCTGGACTACCCAGAGCCTCGAACAGTTCCTCGCTCGTGGCGTAGGCAAAGCCAGCCGGCAGATCGGTGTCAGGCATCAGGCCTCCACAATTCCACTACGCGCGATAACCGCACTTATCGCGCCTAGGTGCCGATCCTGCTATCCTGCTGCCGCGACTGCCGGCCCTAGATAGCGAATGCTGGCGGGGTGGGGTGGCTGTAAATCGGCCAGCAGGGCACGGAATTGATCACCGGCCTAGAAGGGGTTGATCACCCGATACCAAAGGTCCCCTTTGGCAGTCGCACTTATCGCGCGTAGGTGGCGGATCGGCGCTTCAGCGCGTCCAGTTGCTCCGGTGTCCACTCGGTCCCATCCAGCCACGCCGTATCGCGCTCCCGCTCCTGCAGCCGCCACGGCGGCTCTGTCCGCGCCACGTCGCTAGGCTGCTCCTGGGGCGGGGGCGCCGGCTTCTCGCTCCCGCAGGCGGCGCAGTGGGCGTAGTGGTTCCAGCACCAGGCGCCGCACCGGCACGTCCAGGCCAGGCTCTCGGTCACGGCTCGCCCCCTGCCATCTCCCGCTTGATAGCCGCCGTCAGCGCATCTGTGTCGGCACGGGTAGCAGCAGCCGCCATGGCATCCGCGAACCAGCCCGTCACGAACGCCAGGCGGTCCGCGTCGGTGCGGACAGCGTCAGCCTGCGCGTATGCCAGCAGAAACTGCGAGGCCCAGCGCTCTGGGTCGGTGCCGACGTAGCGGGCGAACCGCGCGCCGCTCATGGGCTGGACGTTCATCCTGTCCTCCGATAGCGGGCCTCGCGTTCCTCCAGCCACCGGTCCAGCCGCTCGCGGTTTTCCTGCGCGTAACGCTCGCGCTCGGCCACGGCCTCTGGTGCGTTCCACGCCGCGCGCTTTTTCGCCCGGTATTCCGCTGCCTTGGCGTTACGCGCCGCCACGACCTCGGGTGCGTTCTTGTGGTCGTAGTGCCGCTTGGCCTCGATCAGCCGTTCCTTGGCTGCGGTGTATGCTGCGAGTGCTGCGGCGTATTCCTCGGCCGGGGTCACGCCACTCTCCAGGCGTCAACATCCGTCTGTGATGCGCGTTCCCAAGCTCTGGACCACGTATCCACTGGCGGTGGTGGTGGCTTGGCCGGCTGCATCTCACGCCAGGCTAGCGACAGGTAACGGAACGCATCGGCACTGTGGCTCGACCAGTCGTGCCTGGGTTTGTCGTTGAAGACTTTGCGCCGCTCGTCATAGTCGGTGCGGTAGGCCCGCAGCGCCTCCAGCCCGTGGTGGCATTTGTCCGCATCGAACCATGCGCTGGCGAGTGTGATGCGCGCGGCATTGATGCTGTCCATCACGTTCTGCGCTGCCAGCACGCGCGGGATACGTCCGGTCAGGCCGTTGAGCGTCTCCCAGATCGAGCGTCCGGTGCCGAGCTGCCGCGCCTCTGCGTCGTGCGGCAGGTAGTCGGTGCCGTAGCGGTAGGGCTTGGCGGCGAGGACGGCGGCGTAGTGCGGCAGACCGTGGCCTGATGCCTCGTAGTGATCGATCACCCGCACCTCGGACAGCGACACCTGGAAGAACCAGACGGCGGTGCTGTCGCCGATGCCAAGATCCCAGGCGGTATGGACGGGCAGCACTGGATCGTATGGCACCTGACCGATGCGCCCGGTGCGCTCTGCCTCCTCGATCTCCTTGGCGAAGTAAGCACCAAGAATGGCGGCGTCAAAGCTGCACTCGAACTCTTGGGCGTAGGCTTCGGGCGTCATGTCGCGGCGAGCTGTCTCAAGCTCCTCCTCCGCGATCAGGCCGGTCTGAGATGCACGCAATGCGAGCGTGAACCATGCGGGATCGTCGCAAGCGTTGCTGTAGATATCCCAGAACCCGTTGCGGCCTTTCGGTGTGCCGATGAATGTTGCCCAACCCTGCCGATCGGTGAGCGCTGGCCGCACGACATGCGACCACACACCTGGCGCCATGTCGGCGAACTCATCCATCACCACGCCGTCAAAGTAGATACCGCGCAGCCGGTCCTGATTGTCGCTGCCATAGAGCCTGACGCGTGCGCCGGTTGGAAATATCACGGACAGATCAGACTCGCGCAGTTCAGCGCCGGGTATTTCGTGTGTGAACTCCTTCAAGTACGACCAGACCACGTCCTTCGCCTGCGTGTATGTCGGCGCGATATAACCGAAGCGTGCATTTGGTTTCTTGCAGCGCAATGCTGCGTCGATGAGGTCCATCACGCATGCCACGCTTTTGCCGGCGCGACGATGAGCGACGATGCATGCCCAGCGCTGCTTGCGTTTGTGATATGGCACGAACTGATCGCGCGGTGTGTAGCTGATAACGACAGGCCGCCTTGCCATCAGTCGTCATCCTGTCGCGGCACGCCTGTTACCACCTCGATGCGTACTGGCCCACCTTCGCCGCCAGTGACCTGCATGGGCAGCACTTTGCCGATGAGGGTGAGGAACGCGCCGGGATTTTCGTCAGCTTGACGTTGCAGATAGGCTTCGCCACCGGCACCAGCCAAGGCACCGAGGATCATGTGCTTGAGGTCGCCGCTGACTTTGTTGGTCGAGCCGGGCTGTCGGCCTCCAGTTTTGCGTCCTAGCGCCATCTCACTCTGTCTATTTTAGACGACAATCCCACACACTGAGACGCGTCACGGTTTGGACTGCCGATTGACGAGGCATGACTCAATAATGCGACTGAGCATGGCGTTGCGTGCCTCGACGTTAGCGTTGAAGGTGTAGACTGCGAACGTAATGAATCCGCAGTTGAGCAAGATAAGCACGATGAACGCAGGCGGGAGTGCTGCGATGAGTTTCTCGCCGAGTGTGGTGAGCGACACGGCTCACAGTCTGCCCATGAGCACAAGCACCACTAAGATCACCAGGATGACGCCGACGATGCCGATGCCGCCGCTGTAGTAACCGCCGTATGGGTGTCCGCCCCAGCCGCCGCGATAGCCGGCGACACCGCCGAACAGCACCAGCACGAGCAGCACGACGATGAGCACCCAGAGCAAATTCACGACGCTCTCCTCGGGTTAGCTGCGGCTAATTCGGCTCTATCCATGAACTTTAGTTCGAGTTGATCGAGGCCGAGGTTCAGCGCCTGACGCAACACCGCGACGCGGTCGGGACCGGCGTATGTCAGTTCCAGAATACGCGCGCGCTGTCGGGGCGTTAGCAGCAGTTCCATGGCGGCGACGATGTCGGGCCTCGGCTTCATGCGGTGGGCCTGGCGAGTGCATCGAGGCGGACGGATGCCTCGACCAGTCGGCCCATGAGCAGCAGCGCCACGACGGCGTGTGAGGCGGTGGTGCGGACGATGACGCCATGGTGGCCACTAAGACTACCCGTCGCGAGGCTCACAGCCTCGCCTGGGGCGTATAGGGCGCTTTCCGCTGGTGGTGAGCGTCTGGATGCCTCTGACCGCTCCAGCGCCTCTACAGCGCCCGGAGAGCACAACTGGGGGCGTTCCCCGTTCATGAGCAGCTTGGAGACGCCGCGACTGTGCTGGATTGGTCCCCAGTGGGTGCCTGGCTGGACGAACAGGTAGCCGACGTAGAGCGGGGCGAGGACGCGGCGGGTCAGCGTACGCAGCACCGGATCGCGTCGTAGGACCAGGTGCATCGGGAGGAACGCGGTGTAGCCCTGGCGTTCCAGGTTCAGGAACGCCCAGCGTTCGGCTTGCGGGTGGGTTTGGCAGACGGCCCAACGGCTACCGCACCCGAGGTGCTCGAAGGCATCGGGCTGGGACTCGTCTAGCGCCCTGAGACGACGCCCGTCAAGCATCGGGATCGAGGATTTGCTGGCGGAGATCGGCGAGCAGGCTGTCGGTGAGGGCGGTGCGGTATTGCGCCGGGCATTGGCGCATGAATGCGATGAGGATGTGAGCGAGGGCTGAGATGATGACGATCTGGTGGTCGTCGTGCAGCTCGTCGAGGTCGTCGGTGATGTTGAGGGCGATGGCCTCGGCGCGGCGGTAGTCTGGATCGCATTGGCGGACCAGGTGGTCGAAACTGGCGGTCATGCCCGTGGCCTCACTCGGGCGAGCAGCACGTAGCCGTCCGGGTCGCGGCGTTGGACGGTTTCGAGCAGGCGGTGGGCGATCTCGGTGCGGAGGTCGGCCTGGCTGACGGTGTAGGCCCAGCGCATGGTGCGGGCCGGCTGGTGGGCGACGATGGCCCAGTCGGTGGACATGTCGGCGAGGTCGCGGGCGATGCGGGTGGCGCTCATGCGACAGGCTCCCGTGGCTTACGCAGCTCGATCACCTCGGCGGATTGCGCTGGCGGCGCATCGAGCCATTCGGGCGGCAGCAGGCCGAGCTTGGCCGGCATGTTCCGTTTCAGCGCGATGGCGAGGAAGTGGCCGAGTTCCTGCCGCTTGGGATGACCGTGCAGCGCGCGGATTTTTGCCCGGATCGCTTCGTCGGTGATGTTGCGCCAACTGTCGCTGCGTTCCTGCTCCTCGCGCTCATCCTTCGCCCGCTGGTCGTCCTGGCTGATCGCCGGTTGCGACGGTGGTGGGCGGTGTTCGATCCACCAAGGGCCAAGCGTGCTGCAAAGCTCCGAGTAGCTCGGGAAGAACTTGCACGCTCTGGCAACGACGTTGAGCGACTGACGGGTGAACGCGCCGGCCGGAAAGTCCTCGGCCAGCATGCTGGCGATGGCGGCGATCTTCGTCTTGGCATCGGCCAGGGGGGCGGTGCCGGCGGTGAGGTTGGCGAGGTCGGACAGCCAGCCGGTGACCAGTCGCAGATGGTCCCGGTTGCTCACGACACGAGCCTGACGTGGCGCTGGGCTGGTTCGTCGTCGTCCATGATCGGGCCGAGGAGCGTCGGTAGGTCCCAGTCCTCGCGAATTTGGTCGATGGCGCTCTTGGCCGGCTGGACGGTTGGACGAGTGCGCAACCCGCGTCGGTGGGACTCTCGGAGCCAGTTGCTGAACCGGCGGTCCCAGTCGTGCCCGGTCTCGCCCTTGTGCGCCGCCCAGTCGCGCATCGCCTCGGCCTCGGCGACGATCTGTTCGCGGCTCATCCCGAGGTCGAACCCCATGGCGAGACTTCGGGCATGAGGTTGCCAATCGGCGGGGAGGGGTCGGCCACGCTTTCCCACCCCGGAGGGGGGGGACATAGGGGGGGGTTCTTCCTTCCTTTCTTGGTTCTCTTTCTTGGTTCTCTTAGGTTCGGGGGTACATTTTGCCGGGGTTGGCATCACCATTTGCCGGGGTCCGGTGTCGCATTTGCCGGGGTCACCCTGGTCACCATGTGACATATTGCCGGGGTCACCCTGTGACGGATTGCCGGGGGGTGGGATACTATTTGCCGGGGTTTGGTGCGCGACCCTGGCACTATCTGCCGGGGTGCCCTGTGACGGATTGCCGGGGTGCTCGTCATTACCCCCGTGACCGTTTGCCGGGGTATCGGAACGTAGGATGTGGTAGCGGGTGACGACGCCGGGGCGGCTCTCGACCTCGATCAGGCCATATCGCACCAGCGCCGGAATCACCGCCCGCACCGTCCGCAACGCCAACCCGGTAAACCGGACGATCGTCTCCTGCCCAGGCCAGCAGACCTTGGACCCGTTCGCCGTGTCACTCAGGTAAAGCAGCACCAGCCGCTCGGACGGCGACAGCGACAGCGTGGCGCCACGTTCCATGGCCCATGCAAATGCGGGAGCGCTCATGCTACGATCCGCCGCTTAGCGCGATTGAAGGGGTAAACGTCCGAATACAACTCCTTCAACATGGCCAGCTTTGGGTCGTCATCGTAGACAACCGCTGTAACTCTGTGATGAATATCTGAAAGCCTTTCAATGATCTGGACCAGCGCCTTGCACTGGCGAATCAGACCGCCGCACGTATAGATGCGCGGCTTCAGTTCCAGCATATGCCATCTAGGTTGGCCAGCGGGGGCTTCTACACGCAATCCAATGTCTGCAAACGCTATAAGCCGACCAGACTTATCGTCTACAATTGGCGCCTCAGCCACAACATAGAGTAATTTACCAGCGCCTATTTGCTCGCCAACCAGCTTCTCATAGAAGCGATACACGTCCAGTTGCATCTCGTCATGGCCAGCATCATGGGCCGAGCCATAGTCGTGCCAACCGGACGGCGAGCGCCTGACAGTCGCGTTATCGTTTTGGGACATGGAAGGCATACCTCTTGCGTTAAGCCCAGAGGCATGCTGAAAATGGGACCAGCAACGGCTTTCCATTCTCAGCCGCGCCTGCGGCAGTTCACACGTCTTCGGACCCGTCGATGTTTCCGCATCGGCGGGTTCTGCATTTTGCGGCATGAAACGAGTCTCGTCCACCGTCATTCCGCCCTCTCCCTGCGCTGCAGTTCTGCGGAGATGGCGCGCGATCTGCCGCTCGGCGTGGTGCGCCTTCATACGGCCTTCAGCGACCCAGCGGGGATAGACACGCCGGCGCAGTGCCACCTCGCGCTCGGCCTCGCGCGCCATCTCCGCGAGCGTGGCAGGGAACAGATCGCTCACGCAGCGACCTCCGCCTCGTTGCCCCACACCGTCCAACCAAGGCGCGGCCCACGCGCGAACAACTCGACCGCCGGCAGATTCGGAAACATCTCCTCGATCATCTCGGCGAACATCGCCGGCTTGGCGCTGTGCTCACCCACCGCAGCAGAAACCACCGATGCGTATTGCTCGCCTGGTGCCGGCGCCGGAATATCCCCGCGCGTACCAATCAGCAGTAGCTCATGCTGGTTGCGCGTCCAGTAGCCGGTGCCGATGCGGTCCTTCACCCAGACGTAGTGGCTTTTGTACGCGAACCCCCATGCCGCCATGACATCGAGCGCCTCGGGCAGCATCGGCACCGTCGCCCACAGAAACAGCACCGCGTCGCTCGCAGCCGGCACTGGCAGCACGAGCAGATCGTCCAGCGTCATGGTCGGATAGTGGTTGTCGGCCGCACGATCCATGCCGGTGTCGCGCGAGTATGGCTCGAAGCGCCACGGCGGATCGGCATAGATGACCCCGAAGCCTCCACCAGTCGATAGCGCCTCGGCCTGTGCCTCGCCTAGCTCCTCCTCCTTCGCAGCCCGCTTGTCCCGCTTTACCAGCGCTCGCAGTTCAGCCACTGACAGGTGCTGCGTCGCGGCTACATCGAGCAGTGAGCGCGCCTCATCGTCAGGCAGCGCAGCAACTACCTTGTGGTGATCAAAGCTGAGACTGTCACGACGCAGTGACACATCGAACTTAGTAGCCACAGACCCAGCATTACGGCACGTCCCATACGCTGGTCCTGTCCATCCATCAGCGCTGACGATCTGCGCCCGCTCGCCGTAGCGCTGGCCACGGTTCCACCAGTCGCCGATGTCCCACATCAGCGATGCTGCAGAGCGTTCACGCTCGCCCAGCGCCAGCCCATCGGACTCCCATTCGGAGACCGATTCATTGACCATATGCAGCGCTGCGCTCACGACGGATTCTTCGAATGCGGCTCGACATGCTCGGCAATACGGGCGATCGCCGAATGCACCGCAAGTTCGATAATCCGCAGCGCCTGCAATGCAACGTACGAAGAATAGCCCTGCATCACGACAGCAGGCGTCGGTAGATCACGCTTGGCGGCCGGCTTCACGTCGGCGAACTTGTAGCCCTTGGCAATCTCCGCGATGCGACCACCGTTGACGCCCAGGAAGGCCGCGATATCGTGCTGCTTTTCCCCACGCGCCAACAGCCCCTTGACGATGCCGGCCTGCTCGTCATTCAGCATCTATTCCTCCCGATCCATTAGGCCATCACCGTCGCCCGCAGCGGCATGCCCGCATCGCGCAGCGCCCGCTCGACGCCCTCGACACCGCGACACACCACGACCTCGGCGCCGCTGTAGACCAGCCGCCGATGCGTCTCCCGCTGCGCCGCACTCAGCACACCGCGCGCCGCTTTCAGTTCGATGAAGTACACGCGTCCACGCCAGACGATCTCGATGTCCGGCCAGCCTTTGCAGTAGCCGGAGCGCGACAGCGCCGCCTGCGCCGACTTGGTGCGTTTGCCCTCGCCGGGTGAGTGATGCGCGATAGCGTCGCGTGGCAAGGCGGCCGCGAGGAACAGCATCACGGCGTGCTGCAGATCGGCCTCCGGGTATTGCCGCGCCGCCGGCTCAGGCACCCGCAACGTCCATGCACCGCCCGGCACGCCGGCTGGCAGATCGCCGTTCATGCGCGCCACCTCTCGGCGGATTTGCAGGTGGAGCATACCCAATTGCCACGATGCTCGGCCTCGAACACCTCACGGCACTGCAGGCAGCGGTGCTGCACGGTCGGCGCCACCGCAGGCGGCTTCCAGTAACGCCAGCGATCGAGCGCCTGGGCGACGGCGTTCTCGCTCATACCGAGCCGGGCAGCGACGGCGGCGCGCGTCTCACCGGCAGCGACTGCTGCGATCGCCGAGGCCACGCGCGGGGTGGGGCTGTGCTGCAGCTTCATGCCGCCGCCTCGAACCGGTGACGGCCGGGCGGGTGGTAGCAAAGAGCGACATGTTCGGCACAATAAACACGATTGGGCACGCAGGGGGCGCCACAGAAGCGCCAGGGCCTACCATCTGATATCGGATACATGCACGTCCCGCCGCTGCTCTGCGGCGCGGGCGGTGGCTCTGGCGGGGTTGGTGGCGTGGCTGGCGGTGCCGGTGGACGCCCGGCGAGCGACGAGCGCTGCTGCGGCTCCAACTGGCGATACAGGCTGGGCAGCGCCACCGGACGCGGACGTGGCGGCGGCAGCGGCTGGCCCCGCCCTAACCCGAGCGGCGAAGGACGCGGCGCCAGGCCGAGCCGGCGGGCCTTGCCGATCACCGCGTTCTTGCCGACGCCCAACTCGACGCCGATCTCCTTGGTGCCCACGCCCTCGGCCCACAGCACACGCAGGCGCACCGTGGATGCGTCGAGCCACTCGTGGCTCTGCCGGGGGCGGTTGCCGCTCACCGCTTGTGTCCAGAGCGCCTGTCACGCGCCAGCAGCCACCGGGCAACACATTCCTTGAGGCAAGCCGTCATTCGGAGCCACCAGCAACGGATAGCCATGCGTCAGCCCCCCCATTGTTGAATTGAGACGGCGTATCCGCTTGGATCTGTTCCGCCTTGGCCTCCAGGTAGGCGGCCCTGCGTCGCAGCGATGCCGCCTCCTTCAGCAAGATGACGGCGGCTTTCTCCCGCACCGACATCCACTCGGTCTCGTCCACGCCGGTCGCGTATCGCTCGTCGTAGCCGTAATAGATCGCGGCGGTGCGGCGCTTGCCCAGGCCCAACTCGCCGGCTGTATCGGCAATGACGTGGGCTGCGCTGGTTCCGTTGTACCGGCGCACCAGCACGATCAGGCGGATGTATTCACGCGCCAGGTCGGTGAAGCTCTTGAAGCGAGGCAACGCCTTTTGCCGTGACGCCATGGTCAGGCGCCCTCATCCAGAGCGGCGAACAGCGTGCCGATGCCAGTGCCGACGCAGACAGACAGTAGGAACCAGTATCCCAGTGCCGCGACGAGCCAGCCGGTCATGATGTCCCCCCTCCGCGCCCCCCGGCGCGTTGTTGACGTGTTACGGTGTCAGGCGGCGGTCAGGCATTTGCGATACAGGTCAGGCCGTAGCTTCTCTCGTGGAATGCCGGATATCCGTTCGATCTCGACCACCCGTTCGGCCGGCACCTGCCGCCATTTCACGACTGACGCACGCGTGAGGCCGAGGCCGTGAGCGACCTTGGCACACAAGCCACGTTGCGCTCGGAGCAGGGCCATACCGTCGGGCATGACATAGCTTACCGTCGGGAAGCTGAAAGGGGAACCCCCCTTGGGACGCTAGATTGCTTCCCCCAGACTGACAGACTTAGTGTCACCCTGCCGGCTATGAAGATCGGCGACAGGATTCGTCAGGCTCGCCAGGCTGCTGGTCTCAATCAGCGAGAGTTGGCCGCAGCCGTAGGCGTCAGCCATGGCATCGTCGGGCAGTGGGAAAGCCACCGGAAGAACCCTGGCACCACCAACATTCTCAAGATCGCCGAGGTGACTCTGGTCGACCCGGCAGCACTTACACGCGATATGCCGGGAGTGGACGGCGTTCTAGTGAAAGACACGCGGCAGATTACGATGCTGCGCCGGTTTGTCCTGCTCTCGCCGAGGCAGCAGGAGAACCTGCTGGAACTCCTGGGCATGGCGGCGAATATCGAAGGAAGTCCCGAGCAGCCCTGCCATGCGCCGCAGTCGGAAATCCCGACCAGGCATCGCGGGAGAACCCAACCGAGGTAACCCGGACGCTTCCTTGTAAGCAGTTCTTGCGTCCCTTAGCTTACCCGTGGTAAGCATCTTCTCGCCATTCAGTGCGAGACCACGATGCAACGCCACCCGCCAGCCTCGGCGACTCAGTTTAATCCGGAAGAACGCCTCAGCCTCACACGGGCTGATCTGGGCTTCGGCACGTTTCGGCACGCGACGGCCCTCCCTGTGGGTGGTCACGCAAGCGTAGCCACGATGCCACAATCTGCAATAGCGGAGTCGTTTCGCAATTCGCGCGATACTTCGTTGTCAGCAACTGATGACGGCGGGACCATCCAGAATACTGACTGCCACTCTAGTTATGTCAGTGAGTTACTGGCCCAAACTGCACCAACCGATAAATTTACCGGGAACCTGGACGATGCCGCTGCCTCCACCACCCGTCACGCAGGCGGAGGCGCTGGCCGCTCTGTCAGTCATCTACGATACGGTGCAGCGGCTGTTGCGGGGACGGTTGGGCCGGGGCACGCGGACGGTGCTGGTGGAGATGCGCGCCCAGATTGCGGCCCTGCTGAACCGGCACGACCAGGGCTGCTGACCTACCGGGTATTCCGCAACCACTACATCTGTCAGCGCTGCCCCAACGAGTGGGCCGACGAGGCACTGGTCTGCGGCCCCGCGTTCTGCCCGGCATGCGATCGCGAGTGCCAGCCATACGCCAGCTTCGATCTGCTGGAGGACGCCGCCTGATGGCCGATCCACTGGCACAGCAACTCGCGGCAAGGCTCCTGGCCGATTTCCAGCCAGTGCCCGAGAGCATCATCCGCGAACTGGCCGAGGTGGTCGAGATGGCCACCAAGGAATGGCTCCGCGAAATGGAGAAGGGAGGACACATCCATGCTCGTTGACGCACGCGTTGTGACAATGGTCGCAGAGATGCGCGCGATAGAACTCCTGCGGGCGCTACGGGCCGCAGTGACCGGCGCTCCGCACTGGCGGCTTGAGGGCGAGAACCTGCTGATGTTGGTCGAGAGCGGCGTGCCGCCCGCCCGGTTCCGCGAGCAATTCCAGCAACAGCTACAGCACCACAAGGAAGACGCATAATGGACAACGACAACGCATCGATACTCACCGCCGCCACGCAGGCACTGGAACGCTATCGTGGCGACGAACGTGCGCTGGAAACCGAGATCGCGATCCTACAGACACGGTTGGAACTCACGCGGGAGTTCGTCAGCGCATTGAGCGGCAAGCCCCGCGCCCGCCGTCCACGCCAGGCCAGGCCCGTGGAGCCTGCCGGCGAGGCGAACGACGCGATCGACGCATTCGCGGACGCCGTCGCGTGAGTCCGTCCGCAGCACGCATCGAGCAGGCGATGTCCGAGGCAATGCGACTGATCGCCGATCTGCCCGACGACGGAGACGAACGCCTGCGCCATGACAGCCTGGAGGGCGAGACGCGGTTCTTCGCCGTGCTGGACGACCTGGCCGAGGAGGCTGTTGCCGCCACCCGGCTGATCGAGATGGCACGCGAACGGATCAAGCGGCTGGAGGCCAGGGCCGAGGCCCGCCGCAGCATCCTGCGCCGCATGCTGACGGTCGTGGACATGCCGAAGTGCGAACGCCCGCTCTACACCGCCTCCATCAGTCGGCGACAGGAACTGACCGAAATGGCGACCAACGAGGCGCTGCCGGCGGCGTTCGTGCGCAGTGCTCCGGACAAGGTGCTCATCGCCAAGACCCTGCGACGCGGTGAGGAAGTCCCCGGCTACGCGCTCGCCGACAAGGACGATCTTACAATTACGCTAAGGACCGCATGATGAATGCCATTGTCGCCACCGAGCCAGTCTCTTCCGACGAAGTTATCCGCGTCTTGGAAAACAGCCTGTATCCAGGCGCCAAACGCGAAAGCATCGAACTGGTGCTGGCATACTGTCGCGCCAACGGCCTCGATCCGATGCTGCGCCCCGTCTACATCGTGCCAACGTCGGTAAAGCTGCCCAACGGGCAGTACGAGACGCGCGATGTGCTGATGCCCGGTATCGCAGACTACCGCATCAAAGCGGCACGCAGCGGTGAGTATGGCGGCAAGTCGGAGCCAGAGTTCGGCCCTGACGTGCGGGAGACATTGTCTGGCACAGCGATAACCTACCCGGCATGGTGCCGGATGACCGTGCGCCGGATCGTCCAGGGTCACCCACGCGAATTTACTGCCACCGAGCGATGGGTTGAGAACTACGCCACCGCCAAGCGTGACACGTCAGCTCCGAACACGATGTGGAAGAAGCGGCCTTACGGCCAACTCGCCAAGGTCGCGGAAGCCCAGGCATTGCGCATGGCGTTTCCCGAGTTCTCCTCCGGCTACACAATGGAGGAGATGCAAGGCAAGACGCTGCACGACGATTTCACCGGCACCACGCTGGACGCGCAGGCCGATCCGGAGCCGCCACCGCTGCGCGCCGCTGCCAGCGACATGAAGCGCGCTGACCGGATTGCCGAGAAAGCAGCGGCCCATGCTACCGACCCGCTCGATGAGCCGGACGGTGGGAAGTGGCTGCGCAACCTCGACACATTGCTGGCGAACGCACAGACGCAGGAAGAGGTGATCGAGATCGGTGGCCACCGCACCGTAGGCAAAGCCACGGCAGAGGCGCCGGACGCAATCAAGCGCCGCATCAGCGAGTTGCTAGCCAACGCTTACGCCCGCTTCCCGGACGACGGTGCCAGCGCCTCGGAGGATCTGGAGGAGGTGCAGATCACCGGCGCGGAAAAGCTCGCCGCAGGAGACTGACCGGTGTAAATAGAACGGGCGCCTAGGATCGGTTGCACGACCCTGGCGCCCTGACCGACGATCCCGCAGGAGGGGTCCATATGGCTGATACACCTGTAATCCGATTGGAACTGCTAGGCGAGATGGTGCGCCGGCTCCAGGCCGACGTGCGAACCATTCGTGATGAGGCGAAGATCAATCAGAGCATTACCCGCCAACTACTGGAAATGCACACGGAGCGGATCGCAACCCACGAGGCGCTGACGGCCAGCCGGCTCGATCAGATGTCAGAGGTGCTGTTCGCCATCGCCGACAAGATGGGCGTGGAGTATCGACGGTGATCCACGCATTCCTCGCCGGGTTTGCCGGCTGTATCGGCGTGCTGGTCGCCTGCGTGTGCTGGAACCGCTGCAACGAATGGCTGGCCGATCGCGCGGAGCGACGCCTGACGAAAGAGGCGCCGGCCGATGGAAAGTCAGCGCACCAGCGTGAATGGGAAGATTATGCCAGCCGCCGCTAAGGCTATGGTCCCAAGCTGTTCTTATAGGGCGTCACGTCAGGGTTAAGGTGCTTTTCAAGCCGCCGTTTAGTGAGCATACCGCCAAACTGTCTCGTCACAAACGGCGCCGCCAGCGATGCGCCGGGTATTGGCACAATCGCTGCGATCCCCTGCGCGATCCCTTGCCTGCCCAATTCACCTAGCATCTGGCTGGTGTCAGATCCGCGCGTCTTGGCCAACTCCTGATCAGACGCGGACCGTGCCAGACTGTGGTGCATATCAAACAACTCACCCATCACCTCATCCGGAATATGCTTCGCTGGAAGCGTCATATCCGGATCAGCACGCTCCGCCACTAGATCCTTCATAAGCCGGTCGAACTTGCCGAACGTAATCACACGATCAGCGCCATTCGTTAGACCAGCCTTCGCCTTCTGCAATCGCTCCATCACATCGATCGGCTTAGATGCCTCGGAAAAGTTGCGCAGGTATTGGCCGAACCCTGGCGCGGCCTCCTCAATCACCCCATCAAGCGTGCGCTGCAACTGCTTAAGGTTGGCCGTAGCACGCACCGCCATCGGATTATCGCGCGCGGCCTCCTTCGACAGCAGATCACCAAGGTGTTTGCGCACGCCATAGAGTTGTTCGGGATCAGTAAGCAGATTGCCGTTGGCATCATACAATTCTTTGACGACGCTATCGATGGCATTGCGGACCACGGGGCGCCGGCCATCCGGCGATGCTTTAATCTGATTCGCTACATCCAACAGCGGCGAAGCATCTGCATCGCGCTTGTTGCGCCACGTCTCTGCCAAGTCCTTCTCAGCCTGCGCCGCCCGTTCGCGATCCATACGCTCCACAATCGTCGGCGTGCCGGCGCGGGTATCGTAAAAGTCGTGGTAGAGTTCGTTGTCAGCCTTCTCTTTATCAGTGAATCCCTCACGGAACTCCTGCCGCAATCCCTTGGACTCACGCGATACACTGGGCGCCAATTCTATCTCTGCCTTGGTCGGTTTCACACCAGGCACATACTCACGAGCATCCCCAGGTTGAGGTGTTGTCATCAGCCGCTGCTGCTCGCCCGTCGAGCGAGACGCCAGCGCCTCGGCTGGTGTCATAGGCGGCGGGTTCACCGATGCAGCAGCACCAACTGACCCGCGCTCGGGCGCCACACCAGGGGCGCTGGGAACTGAACGTGCCGGCGCCGCATCGTCCACGCGCCTGACGGCGCCGGTAAGGCGATCCAGCGACGTTGTGCCAGGTAGGGCGACACCGCCGCCCGGATACTCTCCGATAAAACGTGGCCCAGGCTTGGGCGCCTCTGGCAGCCCTGGATGCATCGAGCCTGGCATCATGAGTGCTGGCGCTAACTGGTTCAGCATAAACAAGTCACGCCCCAGCGCGGGGCCTCCGATAGCGGCGCCGCCTTCATAGGCAGCTTGACCGGCACCCGCTCCAACCGCACCCATCGCACGGAATGGCAGATTGCCGGCTTCAACCAACGGATTAATCAGGAAATGCCCGAGCAGCGTTTTCTCATTCTCGGCGCGAGCCTCGGGCGTCTGCATCGTCCCGCCGCGCCACCCCTCTGCCGCTGCCTGCCCGACCCGCCCAACCGTATTGATGGCCGGCTGCCAGGCCGAACCGGTTTGCGCAACCCGGCCGGAAATCTCTGCTGGGGTGCCTTGAGCCTGACCGGGAACATCCGCTGTCGCGGCGAGATCAGGCCCGGATGGCGGTGGTTGCGCTGCGATCTGCTTCTGCGCCTGTGCGATCGCGTCCTGTTCGGTCGTGCCGTCCGGCCCCTCGACCTGATACCGCGTGCCGTCCGGGCCGGTGACCTCAAAGCGCGCCATCAGTCGATCCTCTTAACGGTCCAGCCGCCAGCAGATGATGGCACGGCGCGTGGTGGCAACTTGTATTGCGACCCGGCTTCCCGCGCCCTGGCGGCCATTTCAATCTCTCGCGCCTTGCGCTTCTGCTCGACAACGGCCGAACCCTCGCCAGGCTGCGGGAAAAACGTCCTGCGGTCCCGTTCGAATTCAGCAGTGCCAATCGTCGCGCCGCTTTCATCGCGCAGCTTGGCCATAATCCAACTGTCTTGCGCCTGCCTCATGCTTTCGTAAGCAGGAGAATTGATCGAGTATCCTATATAGTCTCCCACGTTCTGCTTGGCTCGTTCTGCCCAGTTCTGTGCTTGGCTATGCAGCGGCGCCATGATGTCCTCGGCCGCAAACATCCGATCAGAAAACCGCCCTGCCTTCCCCTGCCCTTCGGTCAGAGGGGCCGGCGGCTTAACCAGTGGCGCAGGCTTCTGCCCCGGCGTCCACGTTGACGCATTCGGGTCTGGCGCCGCCGTATCTCCACCGCCTTCTGAGTTCGCGCCCTGCGCAGGCAGTGACGAGCCGCTCTTGCTGGGTGGCCGGTAGTCTGGCGGCGGCAGGTAGGACGGGATCGAGCCTGGCGCCGTTACGAAGATCGTCTTGCCAGGCTCGCCGGATGGATCAGGCACCGGCACCAATTGGCCCTTGGTCAAATCCTGGTAGTTCAGCTCGTATGTCTGGCGCTCTGCGTCCGTCGCTGTGCCGGCGATGATCTTCGGACCGATCTCCAGCACGACCGCTCGGGCGGAATTGCCACCAGCAGCGTCCAACCGGGCCTGACGTTCAGCAACACGCGCTTTCTCGGTCGCCTCCGCCGCCGCCCTCTGCTCGGCCGTTGATGCGTTCCTCTGCGCCAGTTGCGACTGTATCTCCGCTAATTCCGCAGCACGCCGCTGGAGCATGTCAGCCTGTGCATTGCGTCCGTGCTGGTACAGCTTCTCCTCGGCTGCCACGTTGGCTGTGCGTCGCCTGTCGATCTCACCCTGCAGCAGTGTCGCGCCGTTCGGATTGCCGACCAGCGCCGCCTTGAAGCGCGCCAGGTCCTCGCGGTCCTGCGGCCTCAGTTGATCAGCATCGAGGTTCAGGGTTGGCGCAGCGGGAGTTGCTGCTGGCGCGGCTACAGGAGCCGCTGGAGACGCCGCCGTCGTGCCCGCTGTCCCTGGCGCGGCAACCGGCGCAACGGCCCCTGGAGGCACCCCTGGCCCCGCCACATCGACGCCGCCAGTGCGCGCAGCCACCCCACCGCCCGCCCCAGGCGCCCCTGGGCCACCTACAGGGCCGAGGCGGCTATACTGGCGCTTCAGGTCGCCCACCGTCATCCGGCCATACTGCGGGTTCTGCGCGATCGTCTCCGGGATCACCTGCGACAGCGGCGTGTTGTCCGGCGCGGTCAGCACCTTGGCGGCACCTCCGGCACCGAGCGCATGGGATATTCCGAGATTAGCCGGCGTCGGCTCGATGTTCCGCGCCGTCAGCGCCTTGGCGTTCTCGCCAGCATACCAATTGGCTGCCTGGGTAGAGAGTTCCGGATTGCTGCGTGCCGCCAAGATTTGCTCCGGCGACATGCCCTTGAACAGGTCGGGGTTGGCCTTGGCAAATTCGTTCCACGTCGAGGCGATGAACTGGTGCGCTCCAGCAGGACCGCCGCGCGCTACCGGCCAGCGTGGGTTCTCCGGAGGCATGGCGTTGCCACCGCCCTCGAACCCGGCAATGCCACCAGCGAACGTCGCGCCGCTGCCTGGCGCCACGGCAGGAGCCGCACCAGTCGGTGCCGTTGAGGCACCAGGACCAGGGGCCTGGCCGGTAGGATAGATGGCATCCAGTGCCCTCTGGCTCTGTCCCATCGCATACTGCTTCTCGCTCGACGTGCCCATCGCCGCGATGCGCTCAAGCGCAGCCCGGCCAGGAAACACCGAGGGCGCGTTCTTGGCGAAGCCATACCGCTGCAGCTCCGCAACCGTGCTGGGATACTGCTCCGCCATCTTGGCCTCGTCGCCGAGAGCTAGCAGCGACTGCGAACCACGCGCCAGCATCTCGATCTCGGTCCCGCCGATCTCCTGCTGCGCCCGCTGCACGAACAGCTCGTTCCGCTGCGGCGCGTATTGGTTCTGGATCTGCTGCGCGTTGTCCTGCAACAGTTGGTTGACCGGGTAGAAGCTCGATGTCTGTGCTCCGCTCATTGGAATGGCCCATAAGCACCAGGCCCGGCCGCCGCGAACGCACCCTGTTGATAGAGCGCATTGTTCGACACAGTCGATGGGCTAACTCCACCGCCTAGCCAGTCCTGAAAACCCTTATTGTTGAGCAGCATGTTGGCGGTGCCACCGAGCGCAGATGCGGTGTTGCCGTAGATAGAGTTCTGGGCATTGGCCCCGCCCGTCTCGACGCCGGCCGCCTGCGCCACAGGAGCGCCCGCTGCAGCACTCTCACCGAGCGTCGATAATCCGTGAAGCCTGGTGTAGTACTGCCCGAAATCCGTATCGGCCAATCCCTGCCCGAACGTCTGCTCGGCCTTCAGCGTAGCACCTGAACGCAACATCCCCTTAGCCGCTGCTCCTGCGTCAACCGCCCGCAGTCCCTCGTCCATCTGCCAGGCATAGCCGGGTGATTGCTGATACTGCAGCATAGCCGCATCGGCTGCCGGCTGACCGTTCAACCCGAGCAAGTCCTGCTGCGCCTGGATCGAGCCTAGCCCTGCCTCACGATACGGCCCGAGGTCATTGCGCTGCTGCTCGAACTGCGCCCGCGCTGCCGCCTGGCCCTTCGCAGCCGTGTTCGACTGCATGATGCCGCCGGCAATGCCGGACGCCGCAGACACCCCAGCGCCGATTGCCGCAATCCCTGCCGCACCGATGCCCATCTAAGCCTCCAGACGATAAAGTTGTCCGAACTCGGTCGCGCCGAGCCGACGATACACGGCGCCCAGCGTTGGCCCTGAACCGACCACACCAGCCCGCATGATGATCTGCTGCACGCCACGCTCACGCAGCGCATCGTTGGCGCGCATCAGCAGTCGCACGCCCAACCCGCGCACCTCGGGTGCCGTGTAGAACATCGTGTGGTGCCCTTCCCTGATGTCCGGCCCGTCAAGCGATGGCGCGACAATCGACACCAGATACCCGAAGCAACGTCCGTTGGACCGCGCCGTCATAACCTGCAGAGCGCCGATATCGTCCAACCCCTGGAACAGCGGCACATTGAAATCCAGCCCCGCCTTACGTCCGACCAGTGCAGCGTGATCCGTAATCAGCGTCTCAGCATCGCGCACGAAGTCGGCGAACGGTTCCACGTGAAACGTCATGCCGTCGAACTCGCGCTCGGTCGGCCGCATGTCGGCGCGTATCCGGTGCGCGGCCAGCCCGGCTAGTTTCTTCAGTTGCGGTGCGTGCGCATGGTAGTAGCGGATGGTCAGGCCGAGATTGTCCTGGATGTTCACGCCATCCAGCATCGCGTGCCAGCGGGCATCGAACGGATACGGCAGGCAGTGCTGCCACAGGCGACGGCATCCGTCCTCGGTCGCCAGATCCTCGAACCGCACCGAGAGCACGTCCGGCAGCCGTCGTTCGATCTGATCCAGCTTGCGGTCGATCCGCATCATCGCCGCCGTCGTCACGTCGGTATCGAACGCCCCTGGTGCGACCGCCTGGAGGCTCGCCACAACGTCCGCGACAGGCCGTCGCACTGTCGCCACCCTGACATCGCCGAACCGCCCCAGCATACGCCAGAAGGGCGCGGCAGCCGTCTCAACCGTCCCGGTGCAGGGCTGGCCTATCCACGACGCGATATCGTCTAGCGATCGGCAGTGCTTGATCTCATCATGGCCACATTGCCAGTCGCCGTATGTCAGGAACCTGGCAGTCCACGCGGTGCGCGACCGAGGCAGCGCGAAGATAATGAACGTCACCGCATCCTACGCGCCGATATCACGCCGCTCGCCGCCACCGACCCCGAACTGAACCCGGCCAGGGCACTGAGCGTCACCACCGTGCCGACACTGACATTGCGCCGCACCGGAGCCGCAGCCAGCCGCCAGGTGCCGCTGCCGGTCGGGATCGTCGCCACCATCTCGTTGGTCAGCACGCCGTCGATGCCCACGCCGTAGCGCGTCGATGCCGCTGCGGTAATGGCAAACGTCACGCCGCCGCTCACATCCCAGTCTCCTGGCGTCAGCGTCAGCGTTGCCACCGTCGTCACGGCATTGGCCGGCATGCCCACACTGCCGCTCGCGGTGAGGTATTCACCCACATCGCCGGACTCCGCATCAGAGCCGTCCACCACGCCCTGGTCCAGCACCTGCAGCTTGTCGGCCACCCGCTGCTGATAGTCCGTCCAGGCGTGGCTGAACTGTTGCCCGTCCTTATGCTCCGACAACACCGGATCGTAGAACGGCGGCTCCAGGCTGCGCGGGTTAGCCGGCATCAGTGCGCCCCTGGCTGGATGTCTGCGTCCACGGCATACAGCCTGGTAAGCCCGTGGCTACTGAGCCGAAACGTGCGCTGCCTGAACGAACCCAGCCGCGTGGTGTAAACCCGGTGTCGCAGATCATCCGACGCACCGGACGACATAGTCCGCCCCGCCGCCCACGTCCGGCTGCCATCGTCCGACCACTCCAGCAGCAGGTTGCCAGGCGTGGACGCACCACCGACCTCCATCTCCACCTCGACCCGCGCACAGAACGCCCGTCGCGTCTCGGCCCACAGCGGCGGCAATGTCGCCTGACGCAGCACGGCAACCCCCGCGTCAGTCGCCTGCATGCCGAGCGTATAGAGCTGCCCCGACGACCGATCGCCGTACAGATGCAGCGAGTTGTTCTCCACCGCCGCCGAAGCAGCCCGCCACGGCAGCGTGCCGTCCGTGCTGGTCGATCGCTCGTGCCACACGCCGCCCGTTATGTCGTAAACCAGCGTCCGCTGATCCAGCGTCGTCAGGCAGTAGAACCAATGGCCCCGGTAGGGATGCGTGAGCGCGGTCAGGGCGACCGAGTTGTCACCGATGATCGCCTCGATCGCGTGCGTCGAAACCCGCGTCGCCTTGTAGCCGTTCGAGCCATAGACCACCCCGTCGAGGCCCACCCACCACACGCTCTCCTCGGCGCGACAGACTGCCTGCGGCGAGCCGGTGCCGATATCGATGATGCCACCACTGGCCCGGCGAAACGGAAAGTCGGCATTGCCGCTGTCATACCAGACCTCAAAGCCGGCCTCGCCAACGGTCCAGACCTGACCGCGATGGGTGATCACCCGGCGGATGATGTTCGGCAGCGCGTCGGAGAACGCGAAGTCGAGCGCATCGTACGAAAGCGGATCGAGCACACGGGAGACGAACCACTGCGCCGTGTCGCCGAGCGACGAGAACGCGAAATACCCGTCAACGTATGTCACCGACGTGGCGCCAGGAAAGTCGGGGTCCGTGATCTGGTTCAACGGCTCGCCGGGTAAGTGCTTGCAGGTATAGGCACGCGGCGCGACGCACACGACCGCTGCGGTAGGCCCGGCGGCGATCGTGACAAAGCTGTTCCACGGCGATGTGCCGGCGTCTGCGGTGCCAACGTCCGCCAGCATCTCGACGCTAGGCGCTCCGCCGGTCGGGAACGAAATGCGGTAAAACTTCGTGCCAGACACTAAATACACAACGCCCGGCTGGTCGTCGTTCAACGCCCGTATCGGCCCGGTGCCCACCGACAGGTAGTCCACCAGCCCCGGCGTCGAGACCAGCGCTGCGGTCGTCCGCGCATCGGCCGGCTGCTTCTCAGCCATCAAATTCACGAGGCGCTTAGACACCAACGGCAATGACGGATGCTCGTAGCTCTCCAGCGGAAACGGGATGCGCTTCATCCCCTGCTTCGGAGCCAGCGCCGTCTTCAGTGCGTCGAGCGTGTCGGACATCGGCGCTACACCACGTTGCTGACGACGCTCTTGGCTGTCCCCGTGCCGCCATCGAACGTGCCACCAGTGACATTGCCAGAGCAGACGTTGCCCATCACCACGTAGTGGTCGCTCGCCCCGGTGGCAACATAGATGCCATAATGCTGCCGATTAGGACCGAGCATCAGCCGGTGCCAGCCGCCGGGACCGCAGGTATTGCCGATGAGACGAAACCCGCTGACACCAGGCCCGATCGCGATGCCGTGGCCACCGACACCGGGTGGTGCCGCATAGTCGCCGATGTTGTTGTTGTACACCTGAGTGTTGCTTACTGACAGATTGGTGCCGCCGTTGAACTGGAACCCGTGCGCATAGTTCTGCAGGACGTGCCCGTCTGCCCAGGTGAACCCGTCGAGCCTGCAGCCGACCTCGACATGCACGCCACTTAGCCCAGCCGTTGCGGCCCAGCAGTTATTGCAGACGATGTTGCCGATGATGCCAGTGCCAACGGTGTGGAAATACCAGCCGTCCTGCGTCGAGGTATCCGCCAGGACCATATCGCAGAACACGAACGCGACCATGTCGCCATCTTCCGGCGCCATATGGACGCCGATCGTGCAGAGGATGATGTTGATGGCACTCAGATAGACCCCGGAGCAGTTCTGCAAGAGGAAGCCGCCGCCACACTGTGCGATGTCGCCGTCTCGTGCGGTGAAGCTGACAACCGGAGAGCCGTCGGCACCGATCCAGAAGGCAGAGCCGGTGCAGTTGGCAATGTAAAAGTCCACCCACCGGCACACACTACCATCGATGCCAGCCTCCACCCGAAAGCCCTGGTAGGCATTGGTGAGCTGTATGTCCTGATAGGTGCAGACCGCTGCGCGTCCCGTCTGGCAGATACCGACGTGACCTGTCGCCTGCTGGCCGAATGGAACGAAGCCCAGGCTGGCAATCGAGATGTAGGACAGAGAGATGTCGGAGTGAACCAGCAGCCAATCGAAGGTCGAGCCGGCAACCGGCTTGATAACCGAGGCGGCCCGCCCCATCCCCAGCAGCGACACGCCGGCCTTTGAGATTGTCAGTGTGGCACTGGTCTTATAATTCCCTGGCGGAAACAGCACCGTGCCGCCTGTGGGCAAGGTCTGCACGTAGTTAATGGCGGCCTGGATCTTCGCCGTATCATCGGCCACACCGTCGCCTACCGCGCCATAGTCCATTACCGACACCCACTCACCGGCCTTGGTAATCACCGATCGGGTGATACCGCCGGTCCCTGGTGCGGTGTAGCTGTTGATATAGGTCTTGAGCGCCGTGGCCCCGAACCGACCCGATCCGGCACGTTCGCCGACAACCGAAGATGCATCGGTGACGGCACCGATATCCGGCATCTCGACAATACGGATGCTGTCGGTCTCGACGATGGGTGTGCCGCTCCGTGCCACCACCCGACGAACGCTATGGCTCATGCGAACAGGTGCTCCTCAGGATCGTCGGTATGGATCGGAATGTAGTCGTCGGTCTGCAGGTGCGGCGTCACAGCCAGGAACGGAGCGCCGATCTGCCGCACGACGATGCGGCCGGTAGTCAGCACCTCGGCGCCGTAGGTGTCGTAGTTGAGCTGCACGGCCCAACCGCAGCGGCGTGGCCACGGCACCAGGGAACCGGACGGCAGGAAGAAATCGAACGCGCCGACGACGCCGCTCGGATGGGTGCCCACCACGCTATGCAGCAACTGCCCGCAGCGTGGCAGCAGCAGGCCGTAGTCATCGTGCCAGCCCTGGATGTCGGCCCAGACGCTGAACACCGCTGACGGCCCACCGATGCCCCCGGACAACTCGATGCCTTGCGCGCACGGGTTGTCCGCATCGACAATAGTGACGCGCAGATAGAGGCTGTCGGCGACCGCAAGCACCAGGTCGCGGCGCGGTATGTGCAGCATCGAGGTGCGCAGATACGGCACCGTCATTGCGATGGAGGCCACGGCTTGCTCCTAGGTTGCGACGAACACCACGACGGTCGCAGTGGCAGGCGGTGTGGGCGGCGCTGTAGTGTCGTTGAGGATCGTGTCGCGCACCGGGTATTGCCGTGCGGTATCCTCCTGGACGATCAGCGGCGCCGGCCCACGGATAGGGTATTGGCGTGCCATCAGAACTCCGGATCGAGCCAGATGGCGGCCGTCGTGCCGGCAATGCGCGGCGTGAGGTAGACTGGGCCTTTAAGCTGCGGCTGCGGGGCCGATAGCGTGTAGGTCATCGCGAACCGCATGCCAGCGCGGAATGCCGCTGTCCCGTCTGTGACCGGCGTGCTGCCATCGGTTGCCGAGGCATAGCCTCCAGGCTCTGAGCCTGCCGTGGTCCCTGCCGTGGTGCAGAAAAACACTCGGCCCGTGTTGGATGTCTTGATCGCAGCGCCCAGTGCATATGGCGTGGTGTTGGCGCGTGCCGTCGCATCCCACGGCGAACCGTCTGTCGTCCAGTTCGTGGCAGCCGCCGATAGGTTGGAACGCGAGTTGTGCTGTAGCGCCATGAGCGGCGACGTGGCATCGCCGTGCCAAGCTGTCTCGAACCATATCTGCGCGTTGGTCGGCAGTGCAGCGGCATTCCAGATACCATACAGCGTGACGGTGACGTTGCTGCCTGTGGTGTCGTTCCATTTTACCATGGGCAACCCGGCGTAAGGCCGCAGTGACAGTGCCCCGGCCGCTGGCGTGTAGGCCCGTGACACTGACACCGTGCCATCACTGGCACCGCCTGTGCGGATGATCGTGATGTCCGTCGTCTCGGTGCCTTCCAGCGCGTATTTCTGCGCCAGCGATGTGGTGGTCGAGGCGGCCAGTCCGCTACCAACAACGTAGACCTCGGCGGCCGGCGATGTGGTTGCCGGGGAGATCGTGCCGCCGCCGAACTTGCAGCCGTAGAAGTTCAGCCGGTATTGCGAGTTGATCGTCCCTATGAAGCTCTTGCCGGCCACCATCGAGGAAAAGTCGATCCCTTCGAATGTGAAGAGGATGGGCTGTGAGACGACAGCGATCAGCGTGGTTGGAACTGAGGCCGGAAACGGCGTGCCCGTGTTTCGCCATTCGATCTCGCCTTGGGAAAGCGCTAGATTGTAGGCAATGCCGTTGAACGACATCTGCGTGTTGTTGAGCACTATGCGGCTCGGTGTGCCGTTACCCGTGGCGCCGATGGTAATGCGCGTCGAGGCCGAGTTGGTCGTGCTGGACAGCCGCAGCACGCACGCGTCGTAGTACTGGAAGCAGTTGCCGTTGAGACCGATGGTAAGCCCGCAGATGCCTGCGGCGGTGATCCCGGCGTTGAATGTCAGCCCGTAGATGTAGGCGCTACCGGCGGTGGTGATGCTGAAGATGCCGGTGGTCGCAACGGAGCCTGTCGTGCGCCAGTCGGTGGACGCGACCGGATGCGTGGCGGTGTTCAGAACACACAGCACGATGTTGGGGTTAGCGGGCGTCCCTGGGAAGGTGACGGTCAGGTTGGCGCCAGGCGCCTCGGCATGGTCATGCGCAACGTAGATCGTGTCACCGGCCACAACCGAGGTCATCGTCGTCAGTGTGGTGCGCGCGTTGGTCCAGCTCAGACCGTCGCCTGTGCCAGCCGCACCGCTACGAACGTACCATGGGCCTGCCACTAGCGGTTCGCGATGAGCGTGAGAAACACGTTGGCCAGCGTAGCGTCAGCGGAGGCTGGGCCGGTGATGCGGATGAAGTCGCCGGCTGCGATGGCCTTGGTAGTGCCGCCGCTCGTCGCCAGGGCGCCTGCATGTCCGCCAACGGAGAACGTCAGCGTGCCGATCGTGGTGTAATTGCCGCCTACGGTCGGATCAGACGCAGCCGGGCACTGACCCACCGTCAGCACCGTGCTGGCCGTGGCATTGGCCAGTGAGCCGCAGCGCGACGATGCGCCTGACGTTGTGGTGCCAAAGTTGGCCGGGAAGGTGACGGCCTGGCCGACCTGGTGGACGAGCAGCACTTGCGACGCGGTGAGCACACCACCGACGTAGCCAGCCATGGTGTATGCGGTGCCAACTCCAGCAGCGACTGCGGAGGTGACGGAGACTGTAGTGGCGTAGGGCGCCAGCGTGGTGGTGACGTTGGCCGCCGTCTGGTAGCCGCTGGGGTTGGTGGCGTTGTAGGGCGTGAACGTCAGCGCCGTCGTCACATCGCCCGAGGTCAGCGTGACCGCGCCGGTGCGGGTGTTGAATGAGCCGACCGCAGCCGTCCAACCCAGATTGCGGCGAGCGTAGAAGACCGAGTCATTCGGCGCCTCAGCGATGCCGCCGCCTCCGCCGCCAGCAGCGACAGCAGCGCCGACAAACGCCGTCGTCGCAACCTGCGTGCTGGTCGTGCCAGGCGCAGCCGTGGGCGCAGTCACTGCCGAGCTGAACGCACCACCAACTGCGGTGACATTGCCGGTGCCGTCTACCTGGAAGCCAGTGGACTTAAACGCAGCATCAAGAAACGCGATGCTGGAAAAGTCCACGCCCAGCTTCGCCGCCTTGGGTATCGCTGCCGAGAACGGTGTGCCAGCACCGATCAACGTGCCATTAGCGATGTCAATCGGCCAGTAGCCATCCTGGCTGCAGAAATTGAGCCCTATCCTGAAGCCAAGGGTTGCTGCCGATGACGCAGCCAGCCCGATTCCATAATCAGCGACGCTTCCCTGTGCAGCGTCGTTATCCCAAAGAACGACCTTGAACCCCTCCTTGTAACCAACACTGACGCCAGCCGCCGCGACAACATCGATCTCACCACCGACAACCGAGTTCCAGAATGTAGCCCCAGAAAGCAGTCGAGCGAGGAAATTGAAACCGAACATATTGCCCACGAATGAGCCGGCGGTCCCGTTATCATTAACATTGGACGACGCATCGGCGCCGATCGCGGTGAAGTATTTGTTCTTGTCTAGGTTCCCGCTCTTCGCCGTCTGTTGCAGCGAGACGAAAGCGCCCGTCCGGTGCCCCTTTACGTTAGAACCGCCGAATTGGTGTCCGATGTATGTGCTGTAAAGACCGCCCGCCGCTCCACCATCCACGTTGTCGCCGCTCACCACCAGACTGTTAGAAGATAGGACTTGCGCGGCGCCGGTATATGTCCCGCTGTAGCTGATGAAACTGGATATACCCCGGTCGGGCGCCGCAGTGATCGTGGAACTACGAAACACGCGATGGGTGGCAGCCGTGACGATATTAGTCACATTCAACGCGTTGCCCGCCGCGCTGAAGGTCGTGACCCCCGCCACCGTTCCGCCGTTCAGCGGCAGAACACCCACCCATGCCGGCGTTGCCCCACCACGCCCGTAGATCGTACCGTCCGTTCCAGGCTCGGGGATGCCGCCACCACCACCAGCCAGCGCCGGATGGACGTGATCGCCGCGCGCAAGTGCTGTGCTGACACCAGCAGAGCCAGCGCCGCTCTCAACCAGCGGCACCGCGTCGGACGGCACGCCACCAGCACCGTCCTCGCCGTCCACTCCAGGAGGCCCGACCGGACCCATCGGCCCCGGAGGCCCGCGCCAGTCCTCGCCTGTCGGGTCGCACGGCACGTCCGGCGGCTGTGGCTGCCCGGCAAAGCCCGGCCCGCCAGGGAGGCTCAGGAACCCGTCCGCGCTCGCTGGGGCGCCCACAGGCTCCACAGGCGCCGCAGGGGTGCCAACGAAGCTGGGGCCGCCAGGGATCACACCGTCAGGAGGCGACATCATCCACCTCGCGCAGTTGCGCCACGTTGGGCCGATCCGCAGCGAGGCACTGCTGATGTATCTCGCGGATCAGCGGATCCGACACGCGATGCGGGATCGCTGCCTCGCCAAGAATGCCCAGCACCTGCTGCCAGCGTTCGGCGGTCAGGGTGACGGCGATGGCTGTCTGCGCGTCGATCATGTGAGCCTCACGCCGAGGTACTGTCGGTGACCAGTCCATAGGCCGCCAGCGCCGTCATCAGACTGGCCAACGCGGCATTCGACCCTTTGGCACCGGACACTGTCGGCTTGGCCACTGGAGCCGTGTTGTTAAAACCGATGGTGCTGTTGAATCGCGACGGCCCGGTGACCGTTATCCCGTTATTTGTTTCAAACTGCACCGAGTTCGTATTTACTCCGGCTGCTGAGGTATAGCGAATGAGCATCGGCGCATCGGCCAGCGTCCTGGTGTCATGCTGAAAGAACCACGCCCCCTTGGCCGTGTTGGGTCTAGCCACCGCACCGGCTCCAGTGATGTAGAGGTTGAACGCCAGATAGGCGATTGCGCCTCCGCTTGCGCCGACCTGATACGAATAGCAAAGCGAGTTGGCGTTTGCCGCGACGCTGTCGCCCATCTGGAACGTCAACCCGGAATTGCCGCTTGTCACGGTCGTCTGCTGCACCAGCACCGTGCCAGTGAGCGTCGGGGCTGCAGTCAACGCATAGGGCGCCAAAGCGGTCGTGATCTGCGCTGCGGTCTGATATCCGCTTGGATTGCTCGCCGCATACCGGCTGGTGTCTGACGGGTGAACGTGATCAGCCTTTGCCCATGTCGTGCCGGCACCAATATCGGCACTACCGTTCATCAGCGGGAGAGTGGATGAAGCAACCGGGACACTGGCCGTGGTGGCGTAGCCTGACAGCAGCGCAGTAAACCCGGCACCGGACACCGCACCGCTGGCCGCCAGTGTGGTGAAGGCGCCGCCGGCAGCCGCGACATTGCCGGAACCATCCACCGTAAACCCGGTCGATTTCAGGAATGCCGTGCTGAACGTGACGGCGCTGAAGTCGATGCCGAACGCGCAGGCATATGGCAGTGGCCCGGCCAGTAGTGGGTTTGATGCAACCGTGCTGATCAGCCGCCCGTCCGACCGGATCGGCCAATATCCGTCGTCGCTGCCGAACGAGATGCCGGTCGGCATCTGTTGGTTGGTGTTACGCGCCTGCCCCATGCCGAGCATGTAATCGGTCTGCATTTGCAAAACTTGATCGTTGTTCTGCAATGCGATCTTCACACCCTGCAGCCGCGCCGCGCTGGCGCCCGCACTGATGCCCATGTTGAACTCGTGCGCGATGCAGGCGTCCCAGAATGTCGCGCCGGATTGCAGCGTTGCAGAGCTGATCCCGCCCCACAGAGAACCCCAGCTGTTGCCCGATCCAGATGTGCCGCCGACATTCCCCGAGGCGCGCGCGTAGGTCCACTGGCCGGCGAACATATTGCCCGCGACCGCCGCCTTGTTGCCGGTGCCGCCGGCATAGTTGAAATCAATGTTCAGCCCGAGACGATTGCCGATCGAGGCGCCGCCGCCGCCGTGATATTCCAGCGAGAACTCGGCCATGCCGCCACCGACTGCGGCGCTCATCGTGTCGGTTATGACGTTGAGGCGCATCAGGCCGAGATTTCCGCTCGACTTGGTGCCGGACAGGTTGGTGCTGAAATTGAACGGCGTCACAAAGTTGGCGCCCGCACCGAGCGCCTGATTGTTGGCAACGGTAATGCCGCCATCGACGGTAAAGGTGATTGGCACGGTGGTGACGCCGGCCGATGACGTAACACCGAATAGCAGCGAGGTATCCGCTGCCGTTCGCACGTCATGCTGGATGGCCCAGCCGTTCTTGGCGGCATTGATACGCGATCCACCCACGCCAGCCGTGTTGACGTATGAATTGAACCCGATAGAAGCCACGGCGCCAGAAGCCGACCCTACCTTGTAGCTCAACAGCATCGGGTTGTTGTTGGCGGCCAGTGTATCGCCAGCGTGCAATATTGCTCCAGAGCCAAGGCCCAGACCAACGGTTCGGCTGAATGTCGTTGGCCCCGTGACGATGCCGCCGGTCAGCGGCAGTGTCGCTATCCATGCCGGCGTCGCTCCGCCGCGCCCGTAGATCGTGCCGTCTGTCGGCGCTTCTGGAAAATCCGGTCCAGGAGGTCCGACAGGCCCGACAGGTCCAGGTGGCCCGACAGGTCCAGGTGGCCCGACCCACTCAGCCGGATCAGGCGGCCCCTCGGACGTGCTGTAGTCGCTGTAGCGGATGCGGTAGGACATGGCTCAGAAGTAGCTCCCACGCATGGTTTCGCCGGATGTCGGCAGAGCGATGAACCGGAAGATGGACACCTCGGCCTGACGCGCTTCCTGCGGGTTGCTCTGCCCGCCGAACAGCGGAGCCAGCCGCTGCGCCGCCATCAGCACGTACGCATCGGCGACCGGCTCCGGTATGTCCATGGATGTCCATCGAGCGATGCCCCGGCTCACGAGATCGTCGTGGATTGCCTGCACCGCCTGCTGCGCGTTGTCGTCAGCGCTCAGCACCATGACGCCAGCCCGCACCCGGCCCTCCAGCAGCTTCACCACCGCCGGGTCCGCCGTCTTGCCGAACGCCGTCGAACCGAATGCCGCCGTGAGCTTGGTGTATTCCTCGGCGAACGCGCGCGGGATGGCGTCCTGCGTCCAGAACACCGTTCCCTGCGCGTCGAGCGACGCATGCACCGAGGCGACGCGGTCGAGCATCAGCGCCTGATCGGATGCTAATGGCGTCTCGTCCGAGGCGATCACACCCAACTCGACCAGCGCCTGCGTGGCGATCGTGGCAGGCGTCAGCACCTCGGTGAGCGTCGGGCTGTCGCCCACCGGGACCACGCGGACACCCAGGCGCCTAAGCGCCTGCTGTGCCACGGTTGCGACGGATCGCGTCACGCGACAGTCACGCTGTTGGATACCGGCGCTGCGGTAGAGCCAGCCGCATTGGTCGCCGTCACCGTGCAGGTAGCCGCCTTGCCGACATCGCCGGCCTGCACAGCGTAGTCAGCCGTGCCCGTGCCCGCGTCCACACCGTCGAGCTTCCACTGGTAGGCGTACGATGTCGGCTCGCCCGTCCAATTCCCCATGGTGCAGTTCAGCGTGCTGCCCGACTGCGTGACGAGCGGCACATCAACCACGGTCGGTGCAGTCGGCGTCTCGCCACCACCGCCATTGCCGGTGCCAGGCGGCACGTCCGGGTCGGTCACCTCGTTGCTCGGGTCTTGCGGGTCCAGTCCCATCTCGACGTAGCCCGCGTTCCTCAGCAGCGTGTTCTCCACGATGGTCGGGTAGACCCCTTTGGCGCCCGCTGCGGCGGCGCTGTCAGGCGGCAGCACGACCTGGGCACCGATAGTGCCCGCAAATCCCTCCTCCGTCGGTGGCTCAATCTCGGCCTGCTGCGCGCCCTGGATCACCGGGGCCGGCACTGGCGGTGCGGGCCGCACGTTGCGTCGCTCGTGCTCGCGCTCGTCGTTCATGCCCGTGCCCTCTGCTGGCGCGCACTGTCGTCACCCGCCAGGCCCTGACTGATGCCGGCCGCTAGGCTGCTGACCTTGGTGGCGCGGGCATCTGGCAACGGAGGCGCCTCACGCTGCACCATCTCGTCGTTCATGCGCGGACGCGGCGGCCCGCTGCAGTCGGCCGGGTCAAGGCCCATCTCACCGAGCCACGTATCGCGGGCGATCGTATTGCCCTCGATGGTGCCAGCAGCGCCGCCACGGGCGCCCAGGGAGCCGTCCTCGTTGAAGTCCAGCACGACCTGTGCGCCGATGCTGGCGGCCGCCCAGCCGGCCCGTAGCTCGGCCTGCTGCTTGTCCCGCGCCGCCTTGTCCTCGGACGACAGCGCCTGCCGGCGCCGCCCCTGGCCACGCTGCTCCTGCCGTGCCTCGCGCTCGTGCTGCTCTTCCTGGCGCGGTGTGTGGTCCTCCTGCGGCGTGCGTGCCGCCGGTCCTGCGCCCGGATGCGGCATGCCCCGGTCGTCGTCGTCTCGCTTCTTGTCAGCCATGGGAAGTCTCCCGGTTGGAGGTGGAGGCACGCCGGCCCCCACCTGTCCAATTACAGGAGGCGGCCGCGACGCTTGGCGAATACGATGGGATCGATGGCCCACTTCTTCGAGTTGCATGACCGGCACAGCAACTGGATGTTGCTGATCCAGTTAGAGCCACCTCGCATCAGTGGGACGATATGGTCTGCGTGGTAGCCCTTACCGAGGGCCACTGTGCAGTAAACGCACTTACCTGCCTGTTTCTTGAATAACGCCTTCAACTCGTCTGCGGTGAACGATCCTTCTGCCTCACGTTCACGCGCTCTGCGACGCTGCTTGATAGCCCGAGATGCCTCCGGGTTCTCCTTGCGCCACTGTTGGACCTTCTCGGGATAGCGTTCGCGCCAACGTTGCGTCTTAGCCGCGGCTCGTTCTGGATAGGCGATCGCCCATGCTCGACCGGTCTCTGCAATCCGCTCTTTGATAGCGGGTTGTAACCGATGGGCCTTGAGCTTCTCTGCGTGCCTCTGGTTGTAGAGATTCTTGTGCTTCAGAGCGGTGTCGCGATGGTTCCAGTAATATGCTCGGAACCTATCCCGCATCCCCTCATCGCCTAGTTCTACCTTGAGACGCTGATAGCGCTCCGCAGTCTTGACGTTCTTCTCAGCGCGGTGTGCCTCGTCATACTTGAGCGCATAGCGACGCTTGTTTTCTAGCTGCTCATCGGTCATGGCTGCCGTCCTGGCACACAGGATGCAGCCGCCGTCCACCGTGGTTCGTTCGCTGATGTGTCCGTATTTACAGGGCCTATCCGGCCCCATGAAGTAGCGCTTCAGCCCGTTAACCTTAGCCTCGGCGCGCGTGACGACCGGCCCTGAGTAGGGCACGATTGGGAGAGCCATGACGGTGTTGCCTCATCGTTGTGGTCAGAGGCCCGTTGGTGCGTCGAACACCTTCGGGCCTCGCCTCCTTATACGTCCGGCTCTGCTGTGTAGTCAATGCGATTATGCATCTGGTTCACTGGCCGACCAGATTGTAAATACGCCGTTGTCTACAGGTTTTGTCTGATCGACTGTAGGGTCGGTGCCGAAACGCAACTTCGCCACGCCCCTGATTTCCATTACGCCAACGCCACTAAAATAGCCATAATCCCTCTCGTTCGTTATGGCCTTCGTCCGCTGTGCCCAGGCAATGCCGAGAGCCTGCGCGCCACAAAGGTAGGACGCCGCTGCATCCACCGTAGCGCCTGCACCCACGTCTGGCACGACAGGCAGTTCGGGGATTTCACGTATAATCATGCCATTCCAAAGTATATCCCCTGCTGTAAACAGCGGATTGTCGCGGCCACGGTCCCACGCATACTGCAGGGCATTGATGATCGTCGGGTCTTGCATAAGGTCGCGGAACGGCAGGCTTGGCACGAACACCACGTACCACTCCTCATCGCCGCTCACCCGGATCGGACGGATCTTCGGATTGGCGGTGCGCGCAAGCCGCTTGGCCAGGGTGAGCTGTGCGGCTGTGAGCTTGTCGGCGGTGTTGTCGATCGTGGTCAGCGCGGTGGCATAGACGTTGGACACCGCGTTCACCTTGGAATTGCCGAACAGCACGCGGTCGGCGTTGTTGGTGAGCCACGTATTGCGCTGTGCTGCGGATGCTGCCGCGTAGGTGAGCTGCACATCGCCGTCAGCCGTGATGGCACCGAGCGAGGTGATGATGTCCGCTCTGAGCTTATTGGCCGCCCAGTTCTTCAGCACCTGGCGCCCGGCCTGCAGCAGATCGATGACCGACTTCTGCTCGTCCCACTGGCTCACCGCCACGGCATGGCGGATGACAGACACCGCCACTTTCAGGCTTCGGGCGTTGAGGATTTCCTCATTGCCTTCGAGCACGGTGTTGCCGGTTACGCCTGCGCCCACCAGGTTGCGGACGGTGGGGAAGACGACGCTGTCGCCGGGCTTACGCGTAAGATCCGTTTGAAGCTGGATCATCGCGTCCATACTTGTGCCGAAGTATGGGCTGAACTGGTTTTCTCTGAGATATTCTACCCAGAAGTCGGAACTCCATTGGATTGGAGTTAGTCCCGGCCTGGCGGCCGTTACATTCATGTCAGCCATTGTTGGGGTTTTCCGCACTGAGCGATGCGGACTGCTTCAACGACCCTATGTCCTTGTGGTCGAAACGCCCGGACGAACGACCCGGCGACGGTCGGCACCCGTCAGGCTCACCCGGAGACGGTGATCACCACTTCAACGACCTGGTGATGGACGAAACGCCCGATTGCCCCCGGCGGCGGGTAGGCACGTCCGGCTCTCCGAAGTCCACCGTGCCGACACCGGCAATGCGGAGGAAGCGCGGAGGGTCGATCACTGTGAACAGAACGCTCGCGGTGCTGCATCGGGCACAAGGCTCTGCACACTGTGCAGATGGCCCGTTCATGATCCTGCACATTCGCAGGAGCACACGACGCAATTGGTCTACGGTGAGTTCTGGCTTGTCCTGCACAGACTTAGAAGCGCGGCCCGACTGTGCCGTTAGTGCGCTTACGGTTCTGAATACTGGAAACCACGTCGTCGAGGCTCGGCTCACCGGTCCATCCTGGCGTGGTGCGCCCTGCGACGCTGCGTGCGGTGGCGAGGCTTGGCTGCATGCCGGCTGCGGGTGATACAGGTGCCGGGGCCGACTGGCGCTCCTGCTCCCACCGTGCGCGTGCCTCGGCCTCGATGCGTGTCTTATATTCGGCCGGGTTATCGCCGATCTCGGCCATGGCGCGGTGCTTCTCGACCTGCTGCTGCATCCAGCGATACGGATGCGGCTGGCTGTACATCTTCTGAAACAGCGTCTGATCGGCCTCGGCCATGCGCTTGAACTCAGCCTGCAGGGCACTCACCGTCTCGTCGCCAAGTTTGTCGCGCAGCATCCACTCGGAATAATTCAGGTTCTGGTTGATCTGACGCTCCATCTCCACCTGATGGGCGTATTGCTGATAGCCGGCGGGGTCGGTGGTGGGATCGGGCGGTGGCGCGCGATAGACCGGCTGTGGCGGGGGTGGCGGCGGAGCACGCTGCGCCTCCTCCAGTTGCCGGCGCAGTGCCGCCAATTCACCCTCGGCGCGGCTGGCTTTTTCCTTCCAGTCCTGGCGACGCTGGCGCTCACGCTCCAGAGCCTGATGCGGGACGTAAGGCTGGCCGTTGTGGTCGAGCCGCTCTGCCGTCTCTGCGTCGTCCTCAGCCGGCTCTGGGGCGGCCTTAGCTGCCGGCTCTGCCTTGGGTTCCGGCTTTGGCTCTGGAGCCGCTGGCGCTGCCTCTGTGGGCGGCGTAGGCGGTGGTGGAGGCGCGTTGTCGCCTGCCTCGCTGGCGAGGAAGTTCTCTAGTTCTGTAGCCATGATGTCCTCGGGAGTTAGCGCGCGGTAGGCGCTGCGGGCCTTGGGATTGGCGTGCGCGCCAGGCGATCGGCCTGGATCAGCGTGTTGAGCGTCTGATGATGGGTCTGCGGTATCTTGGCTGCCGTCAGTGCCGTGGACGCATCCTTGTTGCGGATTTCCGCCTGCATCTTGGCGAGTTCCGTCATGTGGTGGGCCATCGCCATTTCCGGCGTCATCTGCGTCGGATCAACCGGCGGTGACTGTGGCTGTGCGGCGTTGTCCGCCGTGTAGGGCTGGCCATAGGGCGGCGCACTGTATTCGGCGTGCATGCCGTGGACACCGCGCACGCTGTTGATCTTGCGTTCCTGCGCGAGTGCCATGTCGGCCTGTGCCTTGGCCTGCTTGCCCTGAATGTCGGCGGCCTTGTCGGCAGTGGCGATCTGCTCGGCCTTCTGCTGCTTTTCAGCCATCGCCTTTTGATGTTCCTTCAGTCTCTCCAGCAACATCTCTTTGTCACGCAATCCGCTGGCGGCTATCAGTATCTCCGGTGGGATCAATCCAGGCTGCATGCCTGCGAGTTGCACGAGTGTCTGGAATTGCTCATTGGCGATTGACGGAACATCGATGCCCTCGGCAATCGAGATATCCACATCCAGCGACGTGATGTCGTTCTCGACCTCGATGACCTGATAGAGCCGAGGATCGCCGGGCACGAGCTGCATGCGCTGCGCCGTCATGGCGCGCTTCTCGTCGTCCATCTTCGCCAGCATGTCGATCACGCGGACCGGCTGGTTGATGCCGACGTATCTGACATCATTCAACTCATCCGTGACCCTGACCCACTTGCCGCCGGACCAGAACTCGCGCGCGGCCATCCACGCCATTTCATAGACGCGCCGGCTCCACATGCGCAGCGCATCGGCGAGTGGCTCGTTGGCGGCCTGCCCGCCGGCCTGCTGTGCCAGGATCGCGCGACCGGACAGCTCGCGTGGATCGGTGCCGCCCATCGCTGCGTTCGGCCCGGCAAGCTGCATCTCGGCGGTCGCATGCTGCAGCAACTGGAACTGCCCAGTCGCCAGTTCTGCGCCGCTCTCAATCTCGAATTTGAGGCCGGGCATGATCTCGACGTAACCGTCCGGCTTGGCAACCTCGCGCCTTGCCTTGTCCACGTCCTGCACCGCGCCCTGCTCGGCGATCACCTGGCGCACCGACAGCAAGTGCAGAGCCTTGCTGCGTCGCTTGTTAATCTCATCCTGCAGCGAGATCAGCATACGGATCATGCCGTAGCGGCCGTTCTCGCGGTTGATGTAGGACGACTGCAGCAGCAACCCGCACGCACTCTTGCCGCGCCGATCCTTCATCTTGGACTTCTGCGGTGCGGCCAGCATGCCATGCTTGGTGTAGGTCGCCTGATACCAGACGCCACGCTCTAGCCAGTGGCATTGAACAAGGCGCACACGGCGGCGGTTGTTATCGGTCCAGAATGCGGTTTCCGGCCGGTCGTTGTAGTGGAAATCGACGGTGCTGAAGCTGTCCTCGATGACATCCAGCGCATCTGGATACATCTCCTCCAACTGGTCGCGGTCGACCCAGATCACGATGCCTTTGTAGCGGGCATCGGAGAAGTCGAACGATCGGCTGTGCGGGTCATACCAGACACGGTCCCACGGAACGTGCGTGATGGTGACGTTGGCGCCACCGTTGCCGTCGTCCTCCAGGCCGACCTCAGCCCCGCCGGCTCCCTCCACCAGCATGTTCTCATAGACGCTGCTGCGGATCATGCTGAAATTGTTGTCGTCGGCGATGAACCTCAAAGCCTGCGTGGCAGCGTCGGCGAGGTCTTCCTCTTGAGGCGTTCTGGCATACGCCTTGGGATCAGTGCGCGCCTTGCGCTCGATGCCGCACAGTAGCTGGATTTTCTCGATGCACTTGTTGATCACGATCGCCGGCTGCCCGCGCTTCTTCAGTTCGGCCAGTTCCTCCTTGGTCCACTGGGCGCCATCCACATAATCACGGTCGCGCTGCGCCAGGGTGATCTCGTCCTGCCGCGCCATCTCCGACTCTTCGAACCACCTGACCAGTTCGTCGTGCAGCTCATCGAGGTCGCGCGGATACTTAGCCTCGGCCTCGATGGTGCGGCCGTAGCGTTCTGGGTCGTCCTGCGGATTGGCGGGGCGATAGAGGGCTAGATCACTCATGTCCTGTAATCACGCAATGGGCCTAGTAGCTGTTCGTTGATCAGCCGCCCTGCGCCGCCCGGCTTCATCTCATTCGGGTCGTATGGGCTGACGCCCATCAGCGGCCGGTGAACGAACGCGTCGGCTGGCGATGCGGGTGACAACGGCAGCGCCCGTGGGTCGGACGGAGACTGCGGAATGCGTCTGTGCGTCTGCTCCTGCTCGATCAGGTCCGCGAGTTGCTTCGCTGTCAGCAGCGGCGCGTTGTCGTTGAACCAACCATCGAGCGATGTAGCGCCTTCCGGATCACCTCCTGGGGCACCGATCAGCCGCAACGCCTGCGCCAACGCATTGCGCTGCTGCGCCTGATAGGCACCGAGCATGCCCGGCTGCATCAGCGCGTTCTGCGGATCGAGGGGTGGGATGATGGCAAGGGCGTCGCTCATGCGCTAAATATCCGCCTCCCGAGGCTCCAGTTTCGAGCGCAGCCACCAGTCCACATCATCACGCGGCGTGGCATCGAAACCGCGTCGGAAGTCGTCCACGGTCATGTTCGGGATCGGCCCCGGTCGTTCACTGATTGCCATGGCTGTTCCGGATTAAGTGCCACCGATCCGAACCGGAATTTGGGTGGCGGGTCGGTGATAATGTCGTTACGATGGTCCTATGGGCAGAACACTCGAACAAAACAGGGCGTACCGAAACAAATGGATAAAGAAG